AAAGCTAAGAAAGGAACAGCATAATGCCAATGGGTAAAGGAACATATGGTTCTCAGGTTGGAAGGCCTAAGAAAAAGAAAACGATGTTAAGTGCCAAGCAGAAGACATTGCCGCCAGCATTAAAGCGCAAGATCTTGAAAGCAAAGGCTAAGTAGATGGCTAAGAAACCTAGAAGTAAAAAGAAAAATACTATTAGATCTTTACTAAGGCAAAGAGAAGATGTTTTAGATAAGATAGCTGATGAGGAATTGTATCAAGAACTTAATGTTGATGACCATCCTATTAGTTTTCCTCCAAGCAAACAAGACAAAGATAAGTCTAGAGAAAGAGAAAAGAAATTAAGAATTAGGTTAAAGAATATTAAAAAATTAATAGGCAACCTAAAAGGCAGAGGTGGTGGTGGTAGTATTAAAATGCCAACAGAATATAGCAGTAAACCTAGACTAATAAGAAAGATGTAAGATGCCTGAATCAGTTTCTTCTCTCCGCAAAAAGGCTTCTGTATTAAAGAAGCGCATTAAGGTAATGGAGGATGCTTCTGGCATTGGTGTTGCTGAACAAGCTGGTCAAGACGGTGACAGATTTATTTATAAAGATAAAAGTCTTTTGAAGAAAGCTGTTGGTAAGACTTTGAATACACTTCTCGATGCAAGAGAAAAGAAAATGATGAAGAACCCAACGTATAGAAAGCTGACTAAAGAGTTAGTAAGAGTTCAAGATTTAATATTTGAGAAGAGTAAGTAATGGCAGTAAACGCAGCTGGTAATTACACCAAGCCTAAGATGAGGGCAACTTTGTTTCGTAGAATAAAAGCAAGGGCTACACATGGTACGGCTGCTGGTCAGTGGTCTGCTCGAAAGGCGCAGCTTCTTGCCAAGGAATATAAAAAACGTGGTGGTGGATACAAGTGAAGAAGCCGCAGAAGTCATTACTAAACTGGGGAAAGCAGAAGTGGCGCACCAAGTCTGGGAAGAAGTCTAGTGAGACAGGTGAACGGTACTTACCTAGCAAGGCTATTGCTGCTCTTAGTGATGCTGAATATGCAGCTACAACCCGAGCTAAACGAAAGGGTAAGGCAAAGGGTAAGCAGTTTGTGGCTCAACCGAAAAAGATTGCTAGGAAAGTAAAACAATATAGGAGTTAATTATGGGCTGGATAATAGCAAATACTAGGGAGGTTTATGATGGGGAAACCCATGAACTTGCTGGTAGAACATTTACTGGTAAGACAAGAACCTCTGAGTCTCGAAGGTTAGAATGGACTAACGAAGAGCCTAAGAAGAAAGCACCAGCAAAAAAGAAACGTGCTAGGGATGCCAAGGGTAGATTAAAAGCAGACGATCCCTCTACGCCAAATATTAATGAGGCTTGGGAAGAGTGAGCTTTGTTAATACTTTGAAGCCAGAAGAACTTACTATGCTTCGAAGGATTGTTAAGAAGGTACACTTTCAATACTTTGATATGAAGCATGGCAAGTCTTTTGTGACAAACAAAATGATAGACAATGTGATAGAAAACATTGGCCCAGAGGCAGTCGAGAAGATGATTAAGTCTGGAGTTGACAAGGGGCTGCGCTAGTGGTCGATTTTAAATACAAACCAGACGGTGAGATCCTCAAAGGGTTTATGAAAGATAATACTTTCTTTCGTGGCATTCGGGGGCCAGTAGGGTCTGGCAAATCAGTGGGGTGTTGCGTTGAGGTATTTCGTAGAGCTTTGGAACAAAAGAAAGCACCAGACGGAAAACGAAAGTCACGATGGGCTATTATACGAAACACAAACCCACAGCTACGAACTACAACTATTAAAACATGGCTTGACTGGTTCCCAGAAAACGAGTGGGGAAAGTTTACTTGGTCAGTCCCCTACACCCACAACATCAAAAAAGGTGAGATAGAACTTGAGGTTATCTTCTTAGCATTAGATAGACCAGAAGATGTAAAGAAACTGTTATCACTAGAACTAACAGGGATTTGGATTAATGAGGCACGAGAAATTCCTAAGTCTATTATTGATGCTTGTACCATGCGTGTTGGTCGTTATCCTTCTATGCGTGACGGTGGCCCTAGTTGGACAGGTGTTATAGCAGATACCAACGCGCCAGAAGAAGATCACTGGTGGCCTATCATGTCTGGAGAAGTGCCAATCCCTGACCATATTCCAAGAGAACAGGCAAAAATGTTAGTTAAGCCTGACAACTGGGAGTTCTTTACACAGCCATCTGGGATGCTCGAAGAGCGTGATGAAAATGGTGAGGTAGTAGATTACAAAGCAAACAAGAGTGCTGAAAACAAAAAACACATGCTTGCCAACTATTATGATAATTTAATAAGAGGTAAAACAAAAAGCTGGATTGATGTCTATGTTATGAATAGGCTTGGCACTATCCAAGATGGAAAGCCGATATACCCAATGTTCGCAGCAGAAGTACACATAGCCAAAGAAGAAATAGCAGTCGCGGCTGGCGCACCGTTATACGTTGGCTTGGACTTTGGGCTTACCCCAGCGGCTACACTTGGGCAGAAGATCAGAGGTCGCTGGCTCGTCCAGTCGGAGATAGTGGCCTTTGATATGGGGATTGTTAGGTTTGCTGAAGTATTGCGTGAGGAGATCTCCTCCCGATTTTCTCAAGCATCTGAGGTGTATATATACGGCGATCCCGCTGGGGATTTTAGAGCGCAAACAGATGAGAGTACTCCCTTCCACATCTTGCGCGGTGCTGGTTTGAGGGCATTCCCAGCCCCTTCAAACTCTGTAGACCTTCGGTTGGAAGCTGTTTCTTCCCAGCTAACTAAGATGGTTGAGGGCAAGCCAGCATTTTTAATTGATCGTAGATGCCAGCAACTTATCAAAGGTTTTGAAGGTGGCTATCAGTATAAGCGTATGGAAGTAAGTGGTGAGCGGTATGCAGATAAACCTGATAAAAATATGTACTCTCACATCCACGATGCTCTACAATATATGATGCTAGGTGCTGGTGAGGGTAGAGCTTTACTTAATAGTCAAAAGCCAGCTAGACCTGTGATTGCTGGTCGTAACTTTGATGTTTTTAATAAAAAGCCTGTCAAACAAAAAAGACAAGGACTTTGGGCAAGGATGTAATTGTGCGTTGCCAAAACTCTTTTTCTCTGCTTTGAGGGAAATAATAAAGGAGATTACTATGTGCGGTAGAAAGAAACGTGATCCTCGAATAGATGAGGAGCAAGAAAAAGCAAGGCAAGCTGCTGAAGCTGCAAAAGAACAAGCATTAGCAAAACAAGAAGCTCAACGTCAAAAGCAATTAGAAGCTGAAAAAGAAGCAGCTGCATCAAAAGCTGCAACAGAAGCCTCAAATGCTGCAAAAGCAAAACGTCAACAAGAACTGGCGCAACAAGCAGCAACTGAGCAAGACAAAATGAATAAGCGAATGGCTGAATTAGAAAGAGCTAATCGTTCGTTAATTGCTGGTATGGAAGGCAGAAGTGCTGATACTGTTAGAGAAAAATCCCCAGAAGGTATTATGAGATCTGGTGTTGAGGTAACATCTACTGGTTTAAAAGGACCAAGTGATGCTGCAAAACGTAGAGGCCGATTTGGTAGATCTGGTCGTAGAGGTAGACGTAGCCTCTTAACTTCAATGGGTGGTGGAATAGGTTACTTCAGTAGGTTCTTATAATGATTTTAGATCCAGTAGCAAAAGAATATCTTAAACGGTATGAACGAGCAAAAGCAAAGCGTACAAACTTTGTTGATGTTTTTGAAGAGTGTTATGAGTATGCGTTGCCGCAACGTGAATCATTTTACTATGAGGTATCTGGTCAAAGACGAGATGATAAAATCTTTGATGAGACTGCCGTTGTAGGTGTTCAAGAGTTTGCTTCAAGGTTACAGTCTGGTCTTGTGCCAAACTTTGCTCGATGGGCAGACCTTACTGCTGGATCTGAAACTCCAAAAGAGCAGCGTGATGTTGTTAATAATGAGCTAGAAGAAGTTACTGAGTATGTGTTTGAGATACTTCAGAACTCAAACTTTGCACAAGAAGTTCATGAATCTTTTATGGACTTAGCAGTTGGTACTGGTGTCTTAGTATGCGAAGAAGGCGATGCTATCAATCCTATACGTTTTTCCGCAATACCATTACCTCATGTCATACTAGACACTGGGCCTGATGATCGTATTGATCATGTCTTTCGAGAAAGAAAGCAAATACGATTTGACCAGCTGCCAATGCTATATCCTAAAGGAAACTTTAATCCTGAACTACAAGCTTTGATTAATAACAAGTCTGACCAAACAACAACTGTGTTAGAGATAGTTTGTAGAAACTACACAAAAACAAATGAAGAAGCTTTCTTACATTATGCAATATGTATGACAACTAAGTCTGTATTAATGCAAAGAGAGATGTCTGGTGTAGGATCTAATCCTTTTATTTGTTTTCGTTGGTCTAAGTGCGCTGGTGAAGTTTATGGTCGAGGACCACTATTTAATGCACTAAGCGCAATCAAAACAACTAACCTTACTGTTGAGATGATACTTGAGAATGCACAAATGGCTATCTCTGGCATCTATCAAATGGAAGATGATGGCGTTATAAACCCTGATACAATTAATCTCGTTCCAGGAACAATCATTCCAAAGGCTATGGGATCAGCTGGATTACAGCCAATACAAGCTGCTGGTAGCTTTGATGTAGCACAACTTGTTCTTGGTGACATGCGTAATAATATCAAACGTGCTTTGTACAATGATATGTTAGGTGATCCTAATCGAACACCAGCATCTGCAACAGAGATTGCAGAGAGAATGGCTGATTTATCAAGACGTATTGGTTCTGCCTTTGGTAGATTGCAAGTAGAGTTAGTGCAGCCAGTATTGCAACGTGTTGTTCATATTCTAAAGAAGCAAGGCAGACTAGAAGTTCCTACAATTAATGGCAGAGAAGTTAAAATCAGATCTGTGTCACCATTAGCGCAAGCGCAAGCCAATCAGGATATTACTGCGGTGTCACGTTTTCTTGAGTTAGCAAACGGAGCATTCGGTCCAGAGGCTATTAATGTATTAATTAACACAGAAGAAACCGCAGCATACTTGGCTAAGAAGTTTGGGATACCAGATAATCTAGTACGAGATGAGCAAGAAAGAGAACAAATTCTTGCATTAATGCAACAAATGCAGCAAAGTCAGGCGCAAGCACCACAACCTATGGAGTAATGCTTGACTAAAAAAATCAACGTGGGTGTTGATGGGATACAGCGTCCACAAGAAAAAGATCAACAGATTAGCGAGAATATAGCCTCATTATTTGGCTCTGCGACAGGACAAGCGGTCTTGCAGTATCTAAGATCAATTACTATTGAAATGGTAAATGGCCCAAACGTAACTACGGAAGAACTGCGCCATATGGAAGGTCAACGATATTTAGTTGGTTTGATCGAAGCTCGTATGGCACATGCACATAAGGTGAAAAACAATGGAAGAAAATCAAGTAAGTGAAACTACAGAAGAAACTACTGAAGAAGTAAAAACTGTTGACAGTGTTACTTCAGAGACATCTGAACGACCAGAATGGTTGCCAGAAAAGTTTAATGATCCAGCTGATTTAGGCAAAGCATATAAAGCTTTAGAGTCAAAGCTGGGTGAAAAAGAAGACGATGTTCGTAATCGTTTAATGGAAGAGCTTAATACACAAGCATCTGAGGGTGTGCCAGCATCTGCTGGTGAGTATGAACTCCCTGATTTTATTGATGAAGAAGAAGCTCTTGAAAGTGATATGCTAAAAAACTGGGCAGAGCATTGTCATTCTAATGGATATACCCATGAAGAATTTCAAAAAGGTATTGAAATGTATATGAATGGCATGGGGGAAGAGCCTGACATGGAGGCTGAAGCTGCACGATTAGGTGACAACTCTGAAGCTAGAATAGAAGCTGCATCTCTCTTTGCTAATAAGTTTTTCCCAGAAGAAGCTTTGCCAGCAATAGAACGTATGTGCGAAAGTGCTGATGGCATTGTTGCTTTAGAAGCTATTATGGATGCAATAAAAGACCCAGCTGTAACAGAGCAAGGCAGTATCGCTTCGAACTTCAATGAGGTAGAACTTCAAGAAATGATGAGAGATGAGCGTTACTGGTCTCCAGCAAAACGCGATATGAACTTTGTCAAACAAGTAGATGAAGGTTTTAAGAAACTCTATGGATGAAGTAAAGATATTACAAAGTGGGTCGTATTATATGACCCCCTTTTACGAACATCATATACCTGAGATATATTCTATATTGCATCCAGAAACAGAAAGAGAGTTATCAAACCTTGGTTATTCTACTATTTTTGAAGCTTTATGCGATCTGCAAAAAGACTCTGAAGTCTATATTGTAAGAGACAAAGAGTGGAACATTATGATGGCAAGTGGTGTGTTTTTTTCAGAAGATCCACCACAACTTTTTGCATTATTTACAAAACACATAAGAACTAACTTTAAAGGATTGGCACGAGGATCTAGGTTGTTAATGTCATTCTTAGACCAGTCATATCCTGATTTGTCTATGCAAATAGCAGAAGAATATGAGTCAATGTTGAACTGGGCAGTATGGCTAGGCTTCGAACCTGTTGGCTTTAGTGATTGGAAAAATATGCGATATGTTGATTTTGTGCGTTGCAATCCGAGTCAAAATTGTGTTTCAGATAAATTATCAAGGCCTGTGATACACTGAGAAGCCCATTTGGATACCTTCGTTGAGGATGTAAAGCAGACACCCAAGATGCCGTAAACTTAACTTAGGAGACTTAAAATTGGCTAATACAATAGACCAAGCCTTTATTAAGCAGTTCGAAACCGATGTGCATCTTGCATACCAGCGCATGGGTTCTAAACTGCGTAATACCATTCGTTCTACGAATGTGTCAGGCAATGTCGCTCGATTCCAGAAGATAGGAACTGGATCAGCGTCAACTAAATCACGCAACGGTAATGTCACACCAATGGAACTTGCACATACTAATGTGGAAGTGACAATGGCTGACTTTTATGCTGCTGAGTACATCGACAAACTTGACGAGTTGAAAACAAATATCAACGAGCGTCAAGCTGTTGCCGAGAGTGCTGCTGCTGCATTGGGTCGTAAGACTGACGAGATCATCACAACCGCTATGGATGCTGGTGCTAACTCTACTCAGTTACACGATACATCATCTGCCGTTGAAAAAGCAGACCTATTGTCTACATTTGAGACATTTGGTTCAGCTGACATTCCAGAAGATGGACAGCGTTATATTGCTATGTCCCCAGCTGGTTTTGCTGATTTGTTCAACATTACTGAGTTTGCTTCAAGCGACTTTGTTGGGCCGCAAAACTTACCATTTGCTGGTGGTATGACAATGAAAGAGTTCTTGGGCTTCAAGATCTTTTCAACGTCTGCTGTCGCTGGTGGTAAAAACTTCTGCTATCATATGAGAGCAGTAGGTATTGGTGTGAACTCAGACGTTCAGACTGAAGTAAACTATGTAGCAGAAAAAGTATCGCACCTAGCGACATCAATGATGTCAATGGGTTCAGTTGTTATTGATGACAACGGCGTTTACGAACTGCTAGATAATAACTAGGAGGGTTAGAAAATGGCTTATAGTGCAAGTGGACTAACTCGTATCGGTGGCGATTCAAATGGTAGTTTGTGGAGATACACAACTACTGATGCAATTGCTGCGGTAAATACATCAGGTTACTTTAACGATGCAGCAAATATGCTTGCTGTTCGTGATTTGATTATAGTGCATGATACTAATGCACCAACAACAAATTTTGTAACAGTATTATCCAATACTGGTTCTGTTGTTGACGTATCTGACGGTACGGCAGTAGCAGAAACTGACGGAGACTAATAGGTTGGGGCTTCGGCCCCACCTTTCTTTGAGGATTTAATATGGCAGTTTCAAGCACACCAGCACAATCGGCAGTAGATGTATGTAGTCGCGCTCTCATTCTTGTGGGGGCTGAACCTATTACATCATTTGATGACGGTAATAATGAAGCATTGATTGCTTCAAACATGTATGAAGACGTTGCTCGAGCATCGCTTTTAAATACACGCTGGCGTTTTTCAACTAACCAAGCAGTTCTAAACAGGCTATCAGATGCACCAACAGGTAGATTTGATTCAGCTTATCAACTGCCTAGTGGCTGGTTAATGACACATGTTGTAACTGTTAATGACACACCAATAGAGTACCAAACCTATGGTGATAAACTATTTTGTAATGAAGCAGCTAGTTCAGAACTGGTATTAGATTTTACCTATCGAGCAAATGAACAGGGCTGGCCTTCAT